TATGTCGTTAGGTACAATTCATAATGGGTAGAGATATAGTAAAGAACCTTAAATTTAAAAAACATACAGGCAGGCATTTTGATCCAGAAAGATTTGCCCAGCTTCTTGATGAGTCGTATCGTAATACTAAAAGAGCAGACGGAGAAATGACAAAAAAATCATTTAGTCCAAGCTCTCTGGGTTACGGGCATGGCACATGCCCAAGATATTGGTATATGGCTTTTTCTGGTGCAATGTTTATCGATGATAATGATGCAGTAGCAGTTGCTAATATGGCTCAGGGAACTCAAGCACACGAAAGACTGCAAAAGCTAATTGCTACCATGCCAGAGTTTCGAACAGAAGAAGAAGAAATTTTAAATGAGTATCCTCCAATTAGAGGATTTATAGATTTAATTATGGAATACGATAA